CCCTCTTTTGCTGGTGATGATGGGGATTCAGGACTTCATGCAACCGCTGATCAAGTTCAGCTGGTAACAAATGGAACCGTTGGAGTGACGGTTGACTCGTCGCAGCAAGTTGGAATTGCGACTGATAATCCTGGTACACGGCTTGATGTTATTTCAACTGCATCAGCATCAACGGCAATTTCTCGATTTAAAAGCGGCACTGCTGCAGGCGACCGTGGGGTAGAGATTGCTAGCGATGCAAACTCAAACGTATTTCTTCAAGCGATTAGGGGATCTGATAACACAAGTAATTTTCAACTTTGCTTGAATCCCAATGGTGGTAACGTCGGGATTGGCACTGCGAGTCCTGCCAAAAAGCTAGACGTTTACGAAGGTAGCACTAGCAACATTGAACAGTATCTCCGAAATACTACCGTTAATTTGCTTAGCAAAATCGACGGCACAACAGCCGCGCAATTTGGCACTGAAACGTCCCATCCTTTGTTGTTTCTTACCGGCAACTCCGAGCGGATGAGGCTTCTTTCCGGCGGGGGTCTAACCTTTAATGGTGACACGTCTACTAATAACGCCCTTGACGATTACGAAGAAGGTAGCTGGACCCCGTTTATTAGTGGTACTAGTGGTGGTTCTTTTACTGCAGGCAGTGCCAATGTTGGTCGTTACACAAAAGTAGGCAGTCTAGTGACTGCAAGTGCAACTATCGACTGGACTAACGCATCATATAGTGGCCTTGCATATATTGGAGGACTTCCCTTTCTAACTAATTCAACTACTCACTACAGAGCTGCCGGTATCATGCCCGGACAAAGCAATGGATTTTATGCGACAGGCTCGTTTAATACACTAAGAGCGGGTACTGACAATAATATAAACTATGCTTATGTGGTCCAATCTAATGATACAATATCAAGCGGTGTAAATTATAATCATTATCCAGGTTTAAATACTTCCGGAATTATCTACGGATTTACCATCACGTATCGAACAGATTAACAATCAGAGGACAACCCTAATGGCTTTTACTGAACGTCAAGAACATAAACTTGAAATTATTCCGCCTTATAACGTTATTCAATGTCGGCGGGCAGACATCGTTGAAAAAGATGGTGTCGAAGTAGGACGCACTTATCACCGCCACGTTCGCGTTCCTGGTGATGATGTGTCCTCTGATTGTGCTGAGCTGCAAGCAGTTGCTGCGGCTCTTTGGACCGATGAAGTTGTTGCTGCGTATCAAGCTTCTGTTGCTGTTAATGAACTCCCTAGTGGAGGTGAGTGATGGGACTTAAACTTAAATCAACGAACGGAACAGGTTCCGTCGAACTAAACGCACCGGCTAACCATAACATAGATACGTCGTTTACTCTCCCTACCTCTAACTTTACTGGTGGGGAGTGGGTGCTTGCTGATGGCTCAGGTAACGTCAACATTGACAGTGGAACGCTGTATGTTGATGCTGTAAATGATCGTGTTGGGGTGGGCACCAATGCGCCTGGCCAGTTACTTGAGGTTGAAAACTCTTCTGGAAACGCTGCAATTAACATCACATCTTCTGACTCTGGTTATGCAGAGCTCTACCTTGGTGATCAATCTGATGCGACAGCAGCAGCACTTAGCTACGAACATTCGTCAAACAAACTTCGCATTTACAACGGCGGATCAATTCGTGCAACTATTGACTCCTCAGGCAACGTCGGGATTGGGGAGATATCGCCCGATGAGCCGCTGCACATCACTGCAAGCGATCCTGCAATCAAGCTGCAAGACAGCGATGGAACCGATCAATACTCCATCATCAAGAATGCAGGCGGCGACAGTGTTTATGACGCCGTAAATGGAACAGGTACTGCAGGTGCACATATTTTTAGAAGTCCAACAGGCAGTGCTAACGAACGTCTTCGCATTGACACAGCGGGTCGCCTGTTGGTTGGTCATAGCAGCGGTTCCAACCTGGGTTCTCCTAGCGCTGTTGAAAGCATGAATGGAGATGGCAACAACATTGTCGGCGCTCGCTATTCAGCTACCAGTGCTGGCGGTCCCGACATGTGGTTGGGGAAAAGCAGGAGCAGCACCATAGGTACGCTCAGTCTTTGCCAGCAAGATGACGTATTAGGCAACTATGGCTGGTACGGAGCCAAAGATGGTGGTTGGCGTTATGCAGGCGTAATCCGAATGAGGGTTGACGCAGGGTTTGATAATAGTGACTCGTACTGCCCTGGATACATGCAGTTTTATACCAGCCCTGGCGGCGGTACAGCTCCGCAGGAGCGGATGAGGATTTCGAGTACTGGGAATGTAACGGTAGGGAAAACTGTTACAACAGCAAGCACTGCAGGCATCGGCTTAGAAGCGGCAGGAGCAGTTACAGCAACCCGTTCTAACGACATTTCGTTCCTTGCAAATAGACTAAACAGCGATGGCGATTTGTTTCATTTTTATCAAGACACTAACCTTGAAGGTACAATCTCTGTTTCTGGATCTACCGTCAGCTACAACGGTGCTCACCTTTCCCGCTGGTCTCAACTCCCTGGTGGTGCAGAACGGGAAGAAATCCTGCGTGGCACCGTGCTCAGCAACATTGATGAGATGTGTGATTGGGACGAAGAAGAAAATGAGCAGCTCAACCGCATGAAAGTGAGCGACGTTGAAGGCGATCCGAATGTGTCCGGTGTGTTCCAGTCTTGGGACGATGACGACGACACCTATACCGACGACTTCTACTGCGCGATGACGGGTGATTTCATCATTCGCATTGCTCAGGGTGTCACGGTTGAACGCGGTGATCTGCTGATGTCTGCTGGTGATGGCACTGCCAAACCCCAAGACGATGACATCATTCGCAGTAAGACGATTGCAAAGGTGACTAGCACCAATGTAAGCTGCACTTATGACGACGGCAGCTACTGCGTGCCTTGCGTACTGATGGCATGTTAAGGAGGTAATTTATTATGAGCACTATCAGATTAGAACGTTTAGAAAACCCCAATACTTCCGACGGTGGTATTGATATTAACAGCTCTGGTAATGTCGGGATTGGCACCAGCCCTAACAATCTATTGGAAGTGCGCGGTACTTCCAGCGGGCAAAATGTTCTTCACCTTTCCAATTCTGCTGGCACTACTGATGGATCCGCAGAGAATCAGGTTCGCGTAACATGCAACGGAAACTCAAATTGGGCAAATCTTGATATTCAGGCGTATCAGACAATTTTCACTCAAAACGCCACAGAACGCGCCCGCATCGACAGCTCCGGCAGGCTGTTGGTGGGCACGCCTAGTACCTCCAGTACATCGCCGATTGTTGTTCAGGGTTATGTAGGCGTTTCTGCAGGCGCAGGAGAAATCTCGATCACGCGAGGTGGCACACCATCCATTGCTGATCAAGGACTTGGAACAATCAGGTTTCAAAATAATAACAACAATACTGGCGCTCAAATTGATGCTTTTTCCGATGGAAGCTGGACGGCGGGCTCTAATCATCAAAGCAGACTAGTGTTCTCGACTACTGCCAACGGGGATTCTTCTCCGACGGAGCAGATGAGGATTACGAGTGATGGGAAATTTTCTTTTGGTGGGCAAGGCGCACCTTATAATTCCGCGACCTGCGATTCGTACAGTAGTACAGCTGGTCATTTCGCTCACGCCTTTAGGCAAGATAGTGCAACTGGCTATGGAGTTGGAATTGGAATTGATGGTACATATTTAGCTTATTTTTATCCAAATAAAGATTTGACGGGATCGCCTGTTGGCAGTATTTCGCATAATGGGACTAACACCTCCTTTAACACCTCTTCCGATTACCGCCTCAAGGAGAACGTTGTCCCGCTAACAGGTGCCACTGATCGTCTCAACCAACTCCAGGTTCACCGCTTCAACTTCATCGCGGATCCCGATACGACGGTTGATGGATTCATCGCTCACGAAGCTCAGGAAGTCGTCCCCGAGTGCGTCACAGGCATCAAAGATGAAGTGGATGCCGATGGCAATCCTGTCTACCAAGGCATCGACCAATCCAAGCTGGTCCCGCTGTTGACCGCTGCGCTGCAGGAAGCCATCGCCAAGATCGAAACCCTAGAAGCCAAAGTTGCAGCCCTTGAAGTCCAGTAGTCCTACTCTCTAACCACCATTAAACCTTTATTTTTTAAGATGACCACTTTTACTTGGAAAGTCGCCAACCTTGAGCGTAACCTTCCTGAAAACAAAGTTTACACCGTCCACTACACCGTCAACGCTCTGTCTGACACGGTTGACCCTAGCAGTGAGTCTGGTGGTTTCTATTCCGCTGGTGCCTACGGTTCCGTCGGTCTTGACGGTGAAGTGACTGTTGACTTTGCTAACCTGACTGAAGAAGTTGTGGTTGGCTGGGTCAAAGAAGCACTTGGCGGTGAAGAGAAAGTTGCTGAGATTGAAGCAGCACTTCAAGCACAAATTGATGAACGCATTGCTCCTACTAAAGCTGCAGGCGTTCCTTGGTAAACCTTTACTAATTTAAAACAATGATTGCACTTATCCGTCCCGTACTCTTCTCCTTCCTCCAATCTGAGAAAGTGAAGCGATTGATTGTTGACCTGCTCCGCAAACTGGCTGAGCAATCTGATAACACTGTCGATGATCAAGCTGTTGACTTCATCGAACGTGGTCTCTTTGGTGGCTAAAAATGCCTTTGGGTGAGCCACCGGTACTGCCCTTTATACGGCTCCCTGAGGCGCCTCCGCTACCCCGTCCGGTACTAGAGGTGCCAAGGGCTACTTTACCGTCCTACAAGCCGCTTGTAGTGCCCCCTCAGGACCTTCGACCACCTCCGGGAATCAAGGGAAAAGAGGAAAAGGAGAAAAAAGAGGAACCTAAACCTACTCCTCCTCCTCCTATCCCTAAACCTCCCGATCAAATTCGTTACATCGACATACCGGGTACAGATATTACTGTGCCCCTACCGACTAACGAAATACTAGCTACGGCTACAACGACAGCTACTGTCTCTGTTGCAGCCACCCTTACAGCTACTGCAGTCTTTAAACGGACAGTTAGCGTCTTGAAACCTGTTATCAAGAAACTGCTAACAAAAAAACAAAAGAAGAATGAAGGATGACAAACATAATTTCTTAAGTGAAATTGTCAAAGCCCTTGTGCTTATTTGGAGTGCTGGTGTTCTCACCGCCTCGTACATGGGTATGCTTCAAAAAATGGATCCGACTTTTGTAGCCAGTTTGCTCAGCGGCACTCTTGCTTCATATGGGATTAGTCGTATTGACAAAGATTCTAAAAAGGAACCTCCTAAATGAAAAAACTACTTCTCTTGGCAATCCTGTTCCTACCCGCAGTAGCCAACGCTCAAACTGTTACACCTCAGTTTACCCAAGGTAGTATGAACGCTACTACCGATACCACCCAAACGATTACCGAAACTATTACCACTAACGTTTATGGGGGAGATTACAAGTCATGGTCTGGAGCCAATGTAACCCCAAGTGGAGCGGTCAACGACCCGACAACAACTTACACGGTAACCGACACCACACTGGAGTTTCAGTTGGAAACCGTGGAACGGGCAGCAGGTTTGGTGGAGAACATCGTAATCGATCGCGTTATCGAAACTACCTCCACTACTACCTCGCTTTCTGTCTTCTCGCAGTAACACCTGTTTACGCAGCTGAAGACGATCCTAAAGTTGCTAACACAGCAGCGCCTAGTGCAGCTGCAGTTGGTAACGTAACTAACCAAGCAGTTCAATTCCAGAACACAGGTGCCCCTAGTAGACAGCAGTTTACTGGGGGTAATTCTTGTAATGGAACAACAATGACTGTCTCACCTTTTTACATGGGCAATGATAAGGTACCTACAAATTACTCTAGATCCAATAACTATGGAATACAGCTTAATTTTAGTGTACCGCTTGACGGCAGCCTTACAGAACTATGTAAACAAATAGCTAGACGTCACGAACAAAAGATGCGCCTTGACTACGAATTAGTCAGGGCGTTGAAGTGTACTGAAATTATGAAAGCCGGGTTTACCTTTAGACCCGGTTCACGTGTTGAAGTGCTTTGTCATGACATCGTACCTATTGTCTCTCTCCTAAAAGAATGATGGAAGCCGCTGTTTCAGCTGTTGTGGCGGTTATCGCCGGTCTTGCGGCAGTTACAAACCGATTACACACAAGAATTAACACGGTTCACAGCCGTATTACCGATATGGACCGCCGCGTAGACACTATTGAACTGCGGATTGCCACTAACTACGTTGATAAAGCCGAGTTTAAGGCTGGACTTCAACGTATGGAGGATCACATGGTTCGTATCGAAAACAAATTAGACCAAATCGTAATGAGAAATGGCTAAGAAAAAAGCTACTGAGGACCAGTTTAACGAGCTTCACAACCTTGTTACGTCTGAGTTCCTCTCTCGCATTAAATCTGGTGAAGCCACGACACAAGACCTTAAGGCTGCTTGTGACTGGCTAGCCAAAAATGACATCAGTGGTGTTGCGTATGAGGGCAATCCACTGGATAAACTAGCAACAATTATGCCCAAGGTTGACCCTGAAATGGTACAGAAGAGGTTGTATGGCTCAAAAAACTTCTGATTACTACAAGTCCAACCCTAAAGCTGCTGCTAAACGCCGGAAACAGCAGCGTAAATACAATAAAACCCAAGAGGGTCTCAAGATTCGTACTTCTGCCAACAAACTGAATAGAAAACTTGGAACTTATGGTAATCGTGACGGAAAAGATGCATCTCACACTGGTAAAAACACCGGTAAACTGGAATCACCGTCTAAAAACCGCCGTAGACCAAGAACTGGTAAGAAGTACGCATGACCCCGCTGTTGCCTACCCCTGATCACTACATTTACAATCTCATAACCATGACAAGTCCTGAAGCTAAACGTATGTGGCGTCGCGCTATTAAGGAGCATTTTAATTGTCAATGTGTTTATTGTGGAGAACATTATGAATTACATGAACTTACTTTGGATCACGTTGTGCCTCGCTATTTTGGGGGACAAACGATTACAAGAAACTTGGTTCCATCCTGCCGGAAATGTAATCAAGAAAAGGGGACTAGCAACTGGTTATCCTGGATGCGAGCTACGTTTGGCTGCAATCCGAATCGAGAACAACTAATTCTATCACACATCAAATAAAAATGGCCTGGAAAAGAGTTTACGTTACTGGCAAAGGTTATCGTTGGACTGACGGTAAAGGTAACTACCGTTATGACAACCCCGCTGCTAGTGAAGCAGTTAAAGGAGCAGCTCGCTCTGTAAAAAATC